TGCCTCGAGACGCGTCAAGCGATCGATCGGCCCATAGCACAGAACGATATCGACGCCGATGAAATATCGGTATCCGACCGTAATTTTTTTCGAACTGAACATGCCAGTCTTGATCTTCTTCTTGATTTTGACAGTACTAAGATCTCCATACCAAATGACATTCGGACCCTTAATGTCAATCGTACCCCACATGATTGGTACGGGTCTCGTTTCATCCGCAGTCGGGACCTGAAAATCCCCAAGGCCTGCCGGCCTGGCATCTTCGATATCAGGTTTGGGTGCGAGCAACGCGCTGACGAGAAATAGCGCGATGGACATGAAGATCATTGCTACCATTTGAAAAGGCATTATTTGTCAACTCCGATCTCGAAGGGGTTTTTGCGGGGTACGTACGGGAACCCACCATACTGCTGATGGTTCGAGAACTTGGCCCTGCATGTAGCGAAGTTGTGATCGCACCCTGCTAGTAACGTCAAAGTGCTACCGACGCTCAGACTCTGGTAGCCGATGAGCATACCAAATTCCACGACATTCCCGCCAAGATCCACTGTAGAGAGTATCGATCGCTGCTCCAGATTTGATCTACTTAGAATCCCGCCATTGAAGTACACAGCATCCGCTGATATCTGAGCAGAGAGCTGCAGGCCGGTGTCGACGATCGTGTTCGTTCCGCCGTCAACTGCCACGGTCAGGCCATCAGCGCTTATGTTCGTGACGGTCGTGACCATCGAGAAGCTCGCTTCCACCACCTTGCACCGGGTGTCGAACAGAATATGATTGCACATGCTTCGCATCGTCTGTCTCGGCATCGGCTTCCCGAGAAAGTTCACCGTCGATACGACGTTGACCTTAGCTTCGTTGCCAGTGAATCCAACATTCTCGATCTGCCCGCTGAACAGAATCATCGTCTCCGGGGAGCCCCCGTCTGTCGAATGCTGCCGGTATACGACGACCTTGTCCGGAGTGGCGGGCAGGCCAATCACGTAACGGCGAACGAGGGGATCGGTGTTTGGGAGTTTCAGCACGAGGGTAGCTCGAGTATTGATGCCCTCTTTGCCGGACGAAGTCCTGGAGATTTCAGTGGGCACATACGTCGATCCGCCGAGGATAACTTCTCTCTGGCCGGATGTGTAGCGAAACGATTCTTCTAGGTTGGTGAAACTATACAGCTCAATTGGCTGCCCGTCTTCAACGCTCTCCTCTATCGTGGCCAAGGACATTACACTCGTACTCCAGCTAGGGGGATTCGCACGGAATAGACTCCTCTGTCGAGGTGAACTATTTCGACCGTGTCGCTGTTAAGTCGCACCTTGTACAGGTAACTGATTCGCTTGATCTCAGGGATAGATACAATTTGGCCAAGTGAGCTATCTATCTCAAGCTCCTCGCGCGCCGGATCACCAATTCCGACAGTAGCAGATATGATATTCCGAAAGAAACGCGTTCCATCATTCAGCTCAATCATGATATCGCCAAAAGGCGCATGGCCTGTTGGATTGAAGCGAGAATACTCTACAGGCGCCACGTCAATGTTCGTGTCCCCCGCGCCGATAGCGGTTACTAGCTCGAAGTCTTTTCTCCAAGACGGCACGTAAAACGACTTTTGGCGGCCAAGCAATCCGTACAGCCGCTTTCGAAGTAGGAACGATTCCGCTTCCGTGTGCGTCTCGAATCCCTTCACGAAGTTGAGCTGTGGGCTGAGCCTTCGATCGAGCGAAGTAAATTTGCCTGTTTCCGAATCAAAGATTTGAAACTTGCCCTTTAGACCTTCTTCGAGCGTGTTGCCATCGATGAAGTTCGGATCATCGAATACGACGGTGCCACCATGCGTCGCAAGCCCCGATAGGTCAGCGAGATCGGTGGCTTCTTCAGTCATCCATTCACACCTGAATTTTTGGACTTCACCCGTCTGGTAAACTTGCCATCCGCTATTGTCGTTCAGCACACTGACCTGAATGGGGATGAGGCTAGTAGTCGCTGCGTCATGTACTTGCGCTACGGGGCGCTCTAGGGTCACGGAGCTAGCAGTCACTCCGCCCACTGCAATCTGCACGACTTCAAAGTCGTCAAAGCCGCGCCATAGCACGGCCAATTCTTTCACCTCGACCGTGGAGTCCCGAAAGTCTGCATCTGTGGTAGTGACCTGCACGACTGTCTCGCCAATCGCCATGTCAGAATTTAGCGATCGAGCGAAGTGGAATAGTGGTACTCCGAAAGCTTTCCCAAGCCCGCCGAATAGAGAATTCTGCGCTACTGCGCGTTCTTTCGAATCGTCGATCAGATACTCCACATCGAATTTCTGACGCGGTAGCTTTCTCGATCGGATACGTTGCTCCGAGCCATCCCACGATTCGATTATGTTGGTCTTCCAAAGCAACCCTTCAGTGTATCCGCGCTGCGGACAGTGACCGAACAGAGTGATGCGCTGGCCTGTAATCTCCAGGGTTGGAGCCGAGGTTACCCAACCAGTGCTCGAGGGGTTCGTAGGCGCGTCATCCACTATGTCCACATCGGTGATGCCGGAACCACCAGTGAGATCCCGCGGCAGATTGCCGAGGTCTTCGCCGATGTCGGGGGACGGCTTCATGCCGAGTCTGTAGTACCGACGAAGCTTAGCTACGGAGGCGGGGGTATAATCGCCGGAGGCGATCGTCCAGTCTGTGGTGTTACCCGCACCTTGGTTGTAGATCGCCAGGATCTCAGCGTCAGCGAGTTCAGTCGTCCATAGCCCCCAGGTGTGCATGAGGCCTTGGCCTGTTGCAGACACTGCGGTGACGCCGGTCAAGATCAGCCTCCGAATGGTGGCGAGCTGATCTACATGGTCATCTACGCCAATGACGGTCCACGCTACGATGACGCCATTTCGGTACAAGCGAAGCGCATCTGCTTCTGGGCCTGAGGCAGACTTTACTATCGTGAAGTTCACCCAGGTGTCTAGATCAGGAACCTCTGTAGGATAGTCACGCGTCTTGATATCTCCCGCGTCTGCCTGATCGGTAATTTTGACGCGGTACGAATTCGTAGCCACCGTATAGCTGAAATCAACTATGTTGAAAGACCCAGACGGCGGGCGAATGGAGAAAAGAGACGTCGTGCCTGTAGTGGTCGGTTTCCACCATAGCGAAATGGTCCATTCGTCCGATACGCTCCAATCGATACCCGTCGGGCTCTCAAGCGTTTCGGACGTAGAAAAATCGACGCACTTGTTATCAGGCTCGGGCCCGAATTTGAATGTGTAGAGCGCATCGATCTCGGCGGGACCGAGGTCGTCTACGTCCACGTCGTACGTGAAAGATGCAAGTGTGTCGAGGATGGTGGGGGCAACGCCGGGAGGCGTAGGCTGGTTGAGCGTGAGGGAAGAAGTGCCAAATTCAAGAATCGAATTTAGATTCTGCGGGGTGAAGAAGCCGTTCCAGATCTCAAATTGCAGATTCGTATCAGTTAGCACATTCCCCAACGCGAATCGTGAAGGGGTGACGTGGATTCGACCGTAGAAGTCGCCTTCATACAATACGCACAAATGCCCAGGAAGCGTACCGAGACGATTCCTGCCCGGATTGCCGATTACAACGCCCGCAATGGGCGCAGCGAGTATCATGCCCTCCCACCCGTCTTCGCTAAGCGGCGGGGTTTCGTCGGGCGCCGCGAGCTTGCTGGAATTGTCGAATGGGGATCCCATCACGTTTGCGAACGAAACAGAAATGCCCGGCTCGCTGCTGTCAACGGGAACCGTGTTCAGCTCGCGGAAACCAATCAGGTCGAAAGACCCAGTGGCCTCATCTAGAAAATCCGCCAGCGTATCGGCCATGGCCTACGGATTCCTTCTGTACGCGTAACCCATTTGATTCGAAGTCTGGTTCTGGTCGGTTCCCGTCTTCACGTACGCACTCGATCCGGATTCCGTTCCTTTTCGAAATGCCGGGATCACGTCCCACGTATCGCCACCAAGCACGATTACTGCTTTTGGCTCGAGCCCATCCATCGAGACGAGCCGCATGTCCGTGACGCAGCCCAAGAACTTCCAATTGCTAGTAGTGGCGCTTGGGGCATCGCTTTCCCAATACGGAACCAGAACGGGGGCCAAAGGCGATCGAAGGTTGAAGCTATTCTGCCCTCCGAAGAACAAAGCATTCAGCATATTGTCGTCCGTGTCCTGATCGAACGCCCAGCCATGAAGATCGCGCCAACCTGGGGAGCCGGACGTAAAAGCATTGTCCATTCGAACATATGAGACCGTTTGCGACGCCTGCGAGCTGTCGAATTGGAATGGGGTATGGAATCTCTCAAAACCGTCGATGTACGTCGCGGTGACGTACTGCCCGCCATCATACGCTCCAGACTTTTCGATCGTGCCGAAAGCGATATGCCAAAACGTGTTCACTGTTCCTTCGATCCACCCATGAAGGTATCGAGAGCCGTCCGTGTTCTGCCCGCTATAGAGACTGTACGCAACATGCGATCCGCTGAATCCGAGATCGATACTGTGCCCGACAAGAGCGCCACCGTGCCCCATCTGAACTGTCTCGGCGCGAGAATCTGAAGCCGCGGGCGATCCTGGATGGTCCCAGAACTCAGTAGAGGCCCCACCATCTCCTGTGCTCGGACAAATCTTGATTTCCGCGCGATCCGCCGGGCTATCGTGCGCGACGAAGTTAAATTGCGCATCCTCCACGCCCGGCAAAGTCGCTCCGGGATCTAGGATGCTGGATTGCGAGCCGGATGTATCTTGCTCAACCGGAACGCCAGGAGCAATTTGGCCATTCGTGCGAACGGAAGTCCACCCGCTTAGGACAGCGAACGTCACAAGCTTGTTAAGGAAATCTTGTGGAGATGTCGAAACGCCTGTCTCGTATGCCAAGGTCTACTCCTACGAAAGCCGAAGAGCCCAGAACGATGTCCGGACTGCATCACTGAAATTGCTCACCACGAGGTAATCTTGCGCCGAAATGGTGATGATCGTCTGTGCTGCCTGATTTGTGCCCGTGACCATGAAGCATCCTTCAGGCACTCCATATGCTTCTGTCGCCAATGGGTCAGTGGAACCGATACCACTTTTGACATAGCAGATGGGGAATAAAAAATGATCCCCGCTATCCAGATTTTCGTGCCCGTCCCAAACATTCTGGGAGGACCCTAGAACATCTGTGTTGATCATGGGCCACGCTGCGACGTCATCGTTCGGCCCGAAATCCGCCCACGTACCTCCAGGCAATCGAAGCTCCCCGTTATTGCTCGAATTCGAGAAGTAGATCCCATGCGATCGTGTTCCGGGGCTGTTGAACGCAAAGGCGTTTGGGCTTTCCGCCAGAATTACCATCGGGTAGGCCCATTCGGCCGGAGTAGCGTAGGGCAAAATGAACCCCTGGTACATGCTGTGCATCGAGCCAAGCGCATCATGGACTACCACGTAACGCCGAGAATTCAGAACGAACCAGTATTCTTCATCCAAGTTCGTATGCGCCGTGTAAATCGCGAAATCGTTTACGCCCGACTGGGAAGTCCAATTGGCGGTTGGGCTGAAGCCTGTGTAACCCCGGAGCCTCCAGTTCCATTGCTGACTGGCCGGTGTTTCGGAAACCAAAATGCCAGCGTAAATCGCATCCGTACCGGATCCTTTCCCGTGCCAGATGAGCGCGCCGGTCGTTCCAATCGTGCTCGAGTCATTGATGATCGCGTAGGTACTCGTGCCCCCGCCTGAACCGGCCTGAGACTGAGTGAAGGGGCTCCATCGATCAAGCACCCAGCGCTCCGCCGAGGGAAGAGCATTCAGCGTAACAGGGATGGTCCACGCGTCTGCAGCAACGAACGCCACGCCGCCTACAGTGATCGTGAAGGAAATCAGAGACGTGATCGGATCTCCGCTCGTGGTGTAGTTCGTCCCTACCGTTCCTGCGGATTGAGCGCCGCTAATTGATCCCGTTACCGTGAAAGCTGTTGGGCTTGTAAACGCGATCGTCCATGTTTCGGCGGGACCTCCGACGCCTCCGGCATCCAAGTCATCGATCGTTCCGTTCCCTGTTCCTACGTAGGTCACGGCGCCAATGAGAGGTCTGCCGGTTCCGTATTGGACCAGTCGTCGATACATGGCGCGATGTGCGTCCTGCTGCACGACCTGATTCGTGTTCTGGCGCCATACCGTGGCTGAAGTGTTCCCCGTGACGAAAGACATTACGATATAATCGCTTTCAGCTTGGCAGAATTCCGTGACATGATATTCATAACCGCGGCCTCCGAGTCTCTTGAGTTCAACGCTTCAGGTATAGACGCCGGGTCATCGACGTTGACGACTTGTACGTTCACCGGAGGCGGTGCGGCCATTGCGCCGAGGGTTTCGTTAGGTACAATTTGCCCACTTGACGGGGGGACGAACATCTCCGCTCCCCGCTCGCCGACGAGAAACGCTTGGTTCGGATTGACTGCGCCTCCGTCTGCTTTGCCCCCACCAAAGAGCGAACCCCCACCACCACCAAACGCACCACCGATCGATTCAATCGCCTTCATGATGAGTAGTCGAGTGATCACCTTCTGGATCTCTGCGACCGCCCCGCGTGCGAAGTCCTTGAAGCTGAATTTACCGGTCTGAACAAACTTGTCGATAGCGCTGAGCCCCTGATCGAGAATGTTCGTGGTCGCGTCACGCACGAGGGTGAACTCATTCCCCAGGCTCTTGGCGAATCCGTCGAATCCCTCTCGCACGCCGAGACTGGCCGCCTGCGTGTGCGAGAGCTGATCAGTGAATTCTCGCATATCGAGCAAGGCCGCCTGGGTCTGTTCGCGCACCAAGCCCTGCGCGGCTGCGAGTTGCTCCAGGCCAATTACGCCGACTTTAGCCGCGGTAGCAAGAGACTCTAGCTGCTCGGTCATCCTCGCTTTTGCCGCGGACACAAGATCAACCTTGTTCCTGAGTTCGGTGAACGTCTTTTGTCCAAGCTTTTGTAGGATGATGTCCAGTTGCTCCGGTGGGATGATACCTTCCGCGACCGCCAAATTCAGATCACGCTGTGCATTCGCGAGCGCCTGCTGTGATGGGGTCAACCCGTTCACTGACTGTCGCAGCCCATCGACGATGTTCTTGAGCCGCTCCTGCTCACTCGTCAGCTCGGCTACGGCCGCTGCGCTACTCCTCGTTACGGCCGGGTCTCCCCCAGCGGTCAGAGCCGCTCCTGCTTCTTCGTCAGCTCGGCCGGCAGTTCGCCCAGCTGCGCGTTGAATGATATCGCTTGTGCCGAGTAGCTCACTCGCCTTCACCCCGCTCATCTCTTCGCGGGTGATGCGGGCGATCTCATCACCAAGGCCAAACAATGGATGAACGATGTTCGATCTGATGATTTCTCCGAAGCGCACACCCGCGTTGCCTGGATCAGCAATCAGACTTGGAAGCTCACGCAGCAAATCCACCAGCGTGGCGAAGGGCATTTGAATAACGTTCGACAGACGGGTGAAAATCAAAAATAGGACACGAGCCATGATGTTCGCGCCAACCACCATGTCGTCGTAAGCCTTTAGGATCTTTACACCCAGCGAAAGGTTTGCTTCTGCTTCTTCGATCTTCTTGAGCGCTTCGAAACCTGCGTCTCCAGCCTCTTCGGCTGCGTCCGCGCCGGAGTCGAAGAATCCCTTGATATCCCCCCAAACAGTTGCGGTGATATCTCGAAGCGTGGTTTGAGATTGTCCAAATGCGATGACGTCATCTCGCGCCGATACGAGCGCAACCCCTATGCCCACGAGAGCAATGGCGGCTACCCCGACAGGGCCAAGCGCAACGATGGCGCCGATTGCGGCGGCGGCCACAGCGCGCAATCCAGCAGCGAGAGCAAATGCGGCAGCCCTCATGCCCGCCATGCCGATCGCGAGTTGCTGCACGATTCCTAGCCGGAGCAAAGCCCCCGTAGCGAGGACTGCAGATTTGCTCAGCCCAATGAGACTGGCCACGCCTTCGACCGCAACGAGACGAGCGAAACTGGCCATCGCGAATGAAACCCCGGCGATACCGAGTGCGAGCACCCCGAACGCAGTCCCAGCTCCGAGGGCGGCGCCGATAAATTGCTGTATCGGTTTGGGCAGGGCAGCGAATATGCGGAACGCGTCCCTAGCGCGTCGCACCAAGAATTCGAGTGGACCGAGCAGCGTGTCACCAATCGAAATACCAGCGCCTTGAACCGCGGAACTCAATTCGCGCAGCGCGCCATTGAACCCCTTGAGAACTGTGTCGGCCGCGTCTTGCGCCGCGCCTTCAAAGTCAGAAATCTTCCCGACGAGTTCGTCGATGGCGTCGCCCTGCGAGACCAACGCGCCGATCGCCCGCGAGCCTTGCTCTGTGAAGATGTCGCCAACCAGCGATGCTCGAGCAATGTCAGATAGGTCTTCGGTGGCGTCACGCATGTCCGCGACTACTGTCAGAAGGCCACGGAACTTGCCTTGGCCGTCGAACACCTCGACACCGAGTTTCTCCAGGGCCGCCGTCGCCTTCGGAGTCTGCTCAGTCAAGTTGCTGAGCATGCGCTGGAGACCTCGACCAGTACGGGTCGCCGGAAATCCAGCGTTAGCGAGTGCGCCAAGAGCGACATTGACCTCGAGGAAGTCGATTCCGAGTTGGCGCGCTTTCGGCGCCACGAAGCTGAACGCCTCCCCTAGCCCCTTGATGTTGGCCTGGGTGGATTGCGCGGTCCGGGTCAGGATATCGGCCGCTTCGCCAATTTTGCTCACGTCGAGGCCGAAACCCGCGATAATCGTGGTGACGATCTTCGCCGACGCCCCAAGCTCCAGGCTACCCGCGGCAGCGAGGTTCAGGGCGGGCGTAATGGCCCCCAGCTGCGTTTCGATGCTGAGTCCGGCCTTGGATAGCAACTCGAAGCCATCGGCCGCCTGGCGGGCGCTGAAAGCCGTCTGGATGCCGAGTTGCTCTGCAGCATTTTTCACCGTCTTCATCTGCTCGGCCGTGGCCCTGGAGACGTTCTGGACGCGGTTGAGTGAGGCCTCGAAGTCTCCAGCGATCTTTACGGCCGCTACCAAGGGGAGGCCAAAAGCGACCGTCACAGCGGCTCCTGCGACGGCTGCGGCCGACGAGAGCGCATTGAGGCTGGTGGCCGCTCTGAGCGCCCCTACGTTCAACCTGCCGGCTCCCGCAGCGCCTGCTGTGAACTGAGCTGCGCTGGTGGCCGCTGTGGCCCCCGCACGCCGTGTACTGCCGTTGAGCTTGTTTAGAGCGACAGAGCCGGATTGAGCGGCGATGCTGATCTTCGCCAGGTCTCTGGCGACGGTCCGCGCGCCTCGCGCCCGTACGACAATGTCAAGGATCTCAGCCAACTAGACTTTCCTCCGACGCTTCAATACCCGCCCGCGCTCGATCGCGCGCAGCCCTGCGTTCTTCGACTCGGCCACGAAGCCCGCGGGGGCCTGAGACGAACTGCCAGCATCCAGTTTCTCAAGATACGGGACTTTTTCACCGCCGTTCGCGATGTGGATCTCGGTTTCTGAGTCGATGCCCTGGACACTCGCCGCGATGTCAGCAACGGTCTCGCTCTCAGAGCGAATGGACCGAACGCTGAGATCTGGGGAGTCGGGGCTCGCGACCCAGTTTGATCGCGCGAGCGCAGTATCGACCGGCGTGATCTTCACCAACTTCTTGCCGATGTCCACTGCAGCCTTCGCCTTGATTTCAGCTACGTTAGAGGTAACTCCCCTTGCCAGGGCCTCCATGCGACGGGCGAACACCTTTGGGCTTGCCATTCTTCAACTCCCGAGCCCGTCTCTTCGCCTGATCCTTCAAAAACTCTTCGTCCATCTCTCGGACCAAGTGCATGAAGTCTTCGTAGAGGATCGAATCTGATGCGTATCCATTCTGGTACGCGTAGTCGTTCATGACTTGCCAAGGAATGGGGCCAGCGCCCGCCATGTGGATCTGACGAGCAGACCCGAGGATCCAGAAAGCCGTGATGAACTGTTCGAGATACCCGTCGAGGAGCGGTTGCTGAAGGTGCTCGGGAATCGGCTTTCCGCGCAGCCGATAATTCTCTCGCAGCAACTCACCATCTTTGGCGTAGGTGAGTTGCCACGAAAGAAAATCCCTCAGCTTTTTGCGTCTTCTTCTCGCGACTCGACGACGAAGTTCGTGAAGGAAGTCGCCTGCGCGCGGATGTCTGCAAATAGCTCGGGGAGATCGGTGAGAAGCTTCTTGACGTTGTCCTGGGTGAATTCCAGATCTTCGCCATCGCTGCCCTTGACGCCAGACCATCCGAGCACGACCGTCTCCGCGAAGGCTTCGGCCATCAGCCGATTCGCGACGTCGTCGCTCATCGTCCCGTTCTGCATCTGCATGCGATACGGCCGCATCAGCGCCTGGAAGCGCATCTGGAATTTCATATTCGACCCGCCCGCGCGGGCGATCACGATCGTGCCGGCCTCGCCATAATCGAGGGCGATACCATTCTTCTCCAGGGCGGAGTCGGTCGCGAACATTTCGTAGAAGCTGGACTTTGACATGGGGGTTTCCTTTCGATTGGGGTTGTGAAATCTGGCTCCGCAGGGAGGACTCGAACCCCCGGCATCCGGTTTAACAGGCCGGCACTCTACCAACTGAGCTACTGCGAAGCAAAGAACGCGACCGAGTCCCGTAATCTTCGGTCGCGCGATCATTCGACGAGTACGCGTTGAATGACCAAAAAGGCCGGGGAGCACGCTCCCCGGCCGGGCCTACTATTGGACGCCTCGGAACCGCAAGTACTTCGCGGTGTAGTTGAGGTTGGGCTCGCGGATCGCCTGATAGCCCAGGTTGATGGTGACGTCATCGTTCTTCCCGGGCACTTCCGGCGAGCCCTCGGAGAACTTGATGCGTGGTGCATCGAAGATGATGACGTGAGCGCTGTCGTCTTCCAGGCGGAAGTCGAACGACGTCTCGGTATTGCTGACCACGTCACGCGCGAGCGCGGCGCTGTCGAAGTAGGTGTTCAGCGAGCCGGTCAATCCGAACTCGCCGACGCCGATGTCCACCGCACCGAGGAACCCGACCGCTATGAGCTGACGAAGATTGTTCGCCACTTCGATACTCGCTTCGAGCACGAAGTTCTCACCTGTGATCGGGACGCCGCCGCGAGCGAAGCGCCCCACGTTCGAAGACGTGTTGAGCACCTGTGTTGACGGAAGTGGGACCGTGGTCGCGCCGGCAATGCGACCCGCGCCGTCCACACTGAACTTCGTGGTCGGCGTACCCGAATCGGAGAACGTCTGATCGAGGCCACTGAAGGTGAAGCTCACCTGAGCGATGGCTTGCGCGGCGGCCGTGAGCGTGAACCCTTCGATCACCATCCCGAGGAAGTACTCGAAGGTGATGGGCGAATGGTCGGTGTACTCCCGTTCGAGGAAGTAGCTCTGGCGGCTCACACCGTTCACGAGCCGCTCCCCGAGATAGATGTCCACCGAGCCTACCGGCGCATCCGCGCCCCAACCACTGGGCACGATGTCGAACGTCAAGAGATTCGCCGCCACTCCCGCGAACGCGATGCGACAGTAGTCGTCATTGTCAGGGTTGCCCGAGAATCCGGCGAATTTCACCCAATCCCCAGCTTCGAGCCCGAGCGTGGTGAAATCGAGGACCACGGAGCTGACGCTGTTCGGCGCGATCAAGGCGTCCAAATCGCCGGCAGCGCCTCGGCGCCCGACCACATGGGACGTTGCGCCCGCAGGCGGAGTCTCGTCCACGAGGTTCTCGTTCGTCACATAAGACGTGAACCCCGCCGAAGACAAGACGGTGAAGAACCCGTTGTTCCCTGCGTTGCTGAACCCTTCATGGCGCACGATGTCGGCCGCAGTCGGCTGATCGCCCTCGTCTGTCACCGTGACCGTATCGGTCGCCGTGACGACAGCCGTGATCTGAGTTTCGACCACGGTGTTCGTGCGGGCGAAACGCGTCTGAAACAAGTTGAAGAACACCCCTTCCAGAAGGAGATCGTGGACCTCGAACGAGTGCTCTGCATTGATATCGCCCGACGCTTCCGCGCCTACCAAGACGAGATCGTCAATCTGCCGATCGGCCCGAATCTTTTCCGAGACGATCGTGTTGGGATTGAACGCCAAGTTCGGCGCTCCTGTGATGCTGAGGTCGAAGAGATTCGGGGAAGTCGGAGCGACCCCGAGAGTGCTCTCCTTTGCCGCGCGAACCGCGACCGCATTGGTATCAGACACTGAAGTGTCCTCCCGTTTGTTTTAGGTCACTCGGTCGAAGGTGAAGTCTACTTCGACATTGACCTGAGAATACTCACTGTCCATGCCCACTTCACGCGCGCCCGCATCCCGAAACCAGATATTGCCAATCGCACCGGCATCCTCGAACGCCTCAACGAGAGCATTCGACACCTGATCGAGACTTTCCATCCCGGTACCTACCGGAGCGAAAATTTGAACGAAGACTCGCCCCGGTCGTCGGAACCGATGTCCCGATCCGAGCGAAGCCCGCGTCCCTTGAAATTTTCTGATATGCAAGCGGCCCCATAGCGCAGGGGTTTTGGGCCGTTGGCTATCGAGATTGTCGTATTCGAGAGGGGCACTTGATGTCGCTATATTCCAAGCAGCCAGCACAAACGCGCTGAGGTCATCTCGTGCCTCTGTGAATGTGTTCGCCATCAGCGTGAAATCCCCAGGATGTAGACTATGGCCGTCGGACCCGGCTGGATGAGCTTGACAGAGCTGATCGCCCACTCGGTCGAGCCATCAATGAGGGTGTCTTCTATCGAGATGCCGTTAGGCACTGACTTCGCCGGGATCCATGCGTTCGTTTCGGCCTTCTCGATCGAGGTGCGATCTTCCACCGACAGCCCCTGAGAAATCTTGACCATCAGCTCTTCGAAAGTAGTCGCGCCCTCTGGGTCGAGGAACACAGCCTTCGCGGATACTGTTGTGGTAGTTGCTGTCCCGTCTGTTTTCCAAGGTGTCGCGGGGTCGACCGGCGCGGGCACCACGGTCTTCACCGTCACTGCCCGACCATTCTTGTTGATCAGCCTCTCGGCCAAGTCTGCGAAGTTGTCATGGAGCGCCATCGCTATGCCCGAATGACCGTGTCGCCGGCTCCGCCAGGTGCTGCGAGCCCGGAATCCCGAACGCACTCATCAGCCGCGCCATAGTTTCGCCACTTGACTGTGGTCGGCCGCGAGCCCGAACCGAAGTAGCGGGTCTCTTCCTTCAGCGGCCCGAGTTCTTCCATCTTGCGAGAGACGATTCGACCATCTTCTTCCTGTGGGTTCGTGTCGAACATGAGCGCGACGGCTTCATTGGTCAAGGCATCAATTGCGCGCACCGCGTAGAGAATCTGGCACTCGATGACCTTGTCGGGCACCGTGTCCGTGACGTCGACGCCATCTGAGTCGAAGAGCGTCCCGCCGTCAATGAACCTGGGGAAACACAGATCCTGAGGCGTCACTTCATCACTGATGATTCCTCGCCAATCCCATCTGCGGCAAAGGTAATCAGTCGCGATGATCAGCGCGGCCACCCTGTTCGATTCATCTGCATCGATCCACGCCAGGAACGGTCCCGTCTGCCGAAGATTCGCGTAGTCATTCACTGTGGCGATATCAGTGAAGGAGTTCGCGCCCGCGACGATAGTACCATCTTCGACGATCAGGTCCGACAATTCTGTTAGTCCGGTCGCCATTCAATCTCCTCACGGCCCGGGCGCGATGTTCTCGCGCACGAGTTC